TGGACGGTCCCAATCTTTTGGCACGGGCGGCGGCACGCTGGGCAGCCGTGCCGTATTTCGCCCGAAATTTTGCTGCTTTGGCTGCTTTGGCGGCAGCATCAGCCTTCTTGACCGCTTTGCCAATGCTTCTGGTTTTTTTGCCTGCGGCACGAATGGCGTTGCGAACAATATCGTCCAACGGAATTTTGATGCTGGGTTTCTTACTTGCCATTATCAGTATTTCTTGGTTCTTGCTTGATGTTTCTTTCTTTGTTTTTCGTATAAACTATATTTATTAGGCATATCTTCGGGTTCAAAACCTTTGGGGCGATACGGTCTCATAGGTTTTGGTTTTGGATTACCATTTTTAGGACCTCTTGGTATTGGCATGGGTCGTGGTTTAATTTTAGGACCTCTTGGTATTGGTAATGGTATCGGCATCGGGCGTGGTCGTCTGCGGCGAGGACCTTTCTCTGTTTCTGTCGGTCTAGGGTCAGTAACACCCTTCCTGCGTTTCGGAGGACCCGCAATACGCATACGCCTTGGTCCTCTTTTTTGATTTATGAAGCGTTCAATCATTTTACGCAAATCATCTTCAATATTATTAGTAGCCATAATCAGTACTTCTTGGTTCTGGCAATCTGTGCCGCCTTACGAACGGTTTTGGGTTTGGACCAAGATTGTCGTCCCGCTTTTCGTCCCTGCTGAAGCATTATTTCGTGATGTTTTGCGTTTGCAACCCTAAACGCCATGTCGCTAGTTGGAGAAGTTTTCTTTTTGACAATTTTTATCATATCCTGAGTGTACCCACGACCACGCTTATACAACATCCTGTCCTCCAGCCTGCTTGCGGCACGACTAATATTGTGGGCACCTTTTTGGATTATGGGACGAATAACATCGTCAATGATTCCCGCTGGACGACCAACACCATCAAACGCCTTGCGTGGTTTACTAGACATTATCTTTTTCCTTTTTTGCCGCCGCTTCTGTGGTAGGCAATTTTTTGTCTAAGTTCGTTACGAAACTGTTGTCGGTTGAAGGGTTCCATCTTTGGTGCGGCTTTAGCACTATATGGATTACCGTATGTTCCTTTTTTGGGACCCAAATACAGGTCTTTAATAGTTTTTTGTTGGAATTTTGGGAAACTTTTTATGTGTTTGCGAATCGTGGGATTAACTTTTGTTTTTGCCCGTATTGGTAGTCGTCCAATCTCGTCGGCGACTTTTTCGGCAGCACGCAATGCCACTTTTGCGGCATCGTCAATCCAGCCTTGTGGACGACCGATGCCGTCGAACGCTTTGCGGGGTTTGTTAGACATAATCAGTAGCCCTTGGGAACGGACTTATTTTTTGATTTCTTTTTTGGGGGATAGTTGCTGGTTTTTGTGCCAGCCTTCGGTTTGGCGTCGGCATGATTAGATAAAATTCGGTATTTAACAGGCATAATTAATCTTTACCCCTTTTGTTTCCCCTTTGTTTTCTTTGACCTCGCCGATTTTTCAAATATTTGTTGGCGTAGGCACGCATGTCTGTTTCCGCAATATATTGAAACATATAGTCTGCGGGTATTCCTTTTCGCCCCAAAACCTGTTGTGCCTTTCTTTTCGCATCGGTATCCGACCCGTAAATTCTGTCCAAATCATTGGATGGGCGCCCGATGCCATCAAACGGTTTGCGGGATTTGTTTGACACGATATTTTCTTTGCCGACAAATTGGGTGGGGGCTTTTGTCCCCCACCCAACCTACCTATTGGTCAAACTCGGTAAATTACTACCGTGTTGGCTGCGGTGAATACGCCGACGAAAGAACCCGAAGTTGCAGCAGCAACTGCCGCCACACCCGATATCGTCACACCCGAAGCACCCGCAGTCACCGTGACTGCATGTGTTGCAGATGCCAGATTCACAACCGAGAACTTGAAAGAAGTTCCGATTGCTTCATCCGTGAACGCCGCACCCAACTCGGCACCCGTCGGTGTCGTGAGGGCACGACCAGTGGATGGCGTCATCGTATAGATGACATGATGTGCCCCTGCGAGGGTGCTTTGTGATTGGGTTGTTGCAGCATCAGATGCCGCAACAACGGTTACTTTTTCTTCCTTGGCTGCCCAAGTTTCCAGACGCTTGCGTGTAACCGCACCATCTGTGTCATTTGCTAATAGTGGCATTGTTGTTCTCCTTAGTTGTCAATCTGATTAGGCGGTTTTTGCGGTAAGTTTGCCCTGCTTCTTACGGTTACGGCAGGTCAAATTACCATAACACATGATAAGCGCATAACGGGCATCCAAATCCTCTGGACGGATGAACTCTGTCTGCTGGAACCACTTAGCCGAGTGACCAACAAGCGTTAGATACTTGCTGTTCAGGAAGAAGAACACACCAGATGTGCAGTGTGCATCATACATAACTGGGGCGGCCTTGAAAAGCAGGTTTTGGAAACCTGCGTCCGCTGTGGTTGAATCCGTATAACGAAGATTCGGTAGCAACAAGGCTTCGTACTTCTCAAACAAAGTTTGGGTTGTGAGAAGCACGTCTGGGTGGTCGTTGCCAACCGAAACAGTGTTGTAGGCGGTTGACATCTGGGCGAGAGTCAAAGCGGTTGCCGTGCTCTCTTTGTATGACTGCCAGAATGAATAGGCGCTTGAATCGATGCCACCAACCGTTCCGGTGCTATCAACAAGATTGCTTAGTCCGTTCCAGTTTTTGCTGCTGTTGCCAGTGCCGTCGGAAAAGAACATCTGGTTAAAGCCTTCCTGAAGCGATTCCTCGGCTTGCATGATTTTGGCTTCAAGCAGGTTGATGATTTCCTGCTCACCATTGTTCTTGGCTTCCTCGATGCCCGAAATCGAAATCGAAGCAGCGTACTGCTTCCATTCGTATTCGGCAGCCGAAATGCCGGTTTGCGGAGTAAGCGAGATTGTGTCGTATCCTGAATACGAACCAACCGTGTCGTTGAGACCGTGGATGAGCGGCTCAACAATTTTTGTGCCACCGTTGAGCATGCGAATGCGGCCCTTTTCCATCAACTTGTAGGTCAATGGACGTGCGGTGAATATGTTATCTGTCAACTGTGCGCGATAGTTCGCAAGCGTAGTTGACAATAGATTGTCAAAATTGGCGTTTGCATTAGACATTAAAAATTCTCCTAGTTGTTAGTGCTAACCATTAAGTTGGCGTTTGGCCAACTCGAAGGCTTCGCGAAGTGTGGTTACGGGTTTGGAAGATACGTCGGCGCTTTTTGATGAAGCGCCTTTCGCCACAACAGTCGCTTCCCGTTTTGCTTGAACAATCGTTTTTTCTTCCTCCGCTTTTTTGGCTTTCACCTGATTGGCGGTCATGTTTTGTTCAAAAATTCGGTCAAACGCTGTCTGCTTGTAGACGGCTTCCAGATTCGAATTGCCTGTGGCCAAAGCCTTGGCAATCACTTCATCTGCATCAAATGCATCACCGTATTTCCGTGACAAAAACTCAACTGTTTTTTCCAAATCTTGCAATGCTTTTTGTTGCTCCATTTGTTTTAAACGAGATTCCAGTTGTCGGTATTGTTTTTCAATAGGGTCAAACTCCAGTTCATCTTCCGATGATTGCTGTCCTGTCAGACCATAATGTTCTGTCAACAATGCCAAAGTGCCCTTTGGGTCATTTTGCAAGGCTTCCTGCAAAGCGGTACCAAATTGCGCCTGTTTTCGTTGCTCGCTAAGTTCCTGCGTTTTGCGGGTATAGTCCGCTTGGCGCTGATATCCAGCGAGCGCCTCTTTTAGGGGTACATCAATTTCTTCACCAGCAACATTCAGCTTGACAGTTTTGTCAGCATATTCGTTCCAGGCAAAATAATCGGCTGGCACCCCTACAGGGGCCTCACCTGTTTCCGTGACAACTTCTGCTTGTCCAACTTCTGGGGCTTCGATTGCACTATCAACAGTGTTCTCATTACTCATAGAGTCCTCCAACGGTTTGCTCTATACCTAGAGCAAAACCGTTACATGGGCAATTGAGTGTTGGCCAAAGGTGTCCCCTGTGCCAAGAGTTGTGCCAAAATTTCTGGCGGAATATTGCTCGGCATAGCCATGCCGCCAGTCGGCGGCAACGGCCCCAAATCAGCAGGCGGACCTTGCGGTATTGGCACATCCGGTGGGGGTATTTCTTCGGGTGGCATTGGCGGACCTTCTGGTTGCGGTGGCCCAACAGGCGCCATTGGAACAGGATGGACAAACGACCCGGCACCGCGAATACCAAAACCATATTGCAACACATAAGTTGCCAATTTGGGCATATCAATAATTCCCGCACCCGCAAATGGAGCCATCGCATCCACAACCTGCAAAGCCATTTGACGGCGGAAAGATTCGTTCACGGGTTGGGTTGAACCACCTTGAACAATGAAATCAAACTCGCCCTGAATGTAGTCACGGTCAAACTTAAGCCACACAGGTTCGGCCTCTGTACCAACCACACGAATCGCTTGCTCGCCCGTCATATAT